TTTGTGAGCACAGTCAGAGTTCCTTTGACCGTTAAACACAAGGTTAAAGCCGTTAAACCGCCATCTGTGGTGGTCAATCGGCCTTCGAAAGTGGTCAGCAGTAAGCCTAGCTATAGGCCCGACACTACTTATTTTTCAGTCGGTCCCACGGGTTATTCTTATATTATACCCTCTGGTGTTTCTACTGCTACAATACCACATAAAGATCACTTTTCTGATTCCGGCGGTTACGTCATGGTCCCTAATGTCCAAGACGTTCCCGTTGGCACACCCGGTGCCTTGAAAACTCGCCTTCGGACCAATAATGGCCCTAGTACGTCATCAAGGCCTGCCAGTTACCGTTTTATGTTGACTGGCTCTCGTGCCAAGCTTGACGCACCTGTCGTTAAGCTCGGGATGAATCGTGGCATTCACCCCAATCAACTTCCCCAGCTCGGCACCAAGCCTACTCGTCGAATTAAGGCCAAGTTGCCTGTTGTTAGACGCAAGTCTTGGCAGCGCTTGCCTGTGCAGTTCGAATTTCCTAAACACAGTTACCTCAATGATCCAGACTACGTACGCAATAACGTCCACCAGTTCACATCGTTGGATTACAAGTGGGGTAACATCCCGGATTCTTCAAAGACTCGTTCTGGTGGTGGCGGTTCTCGAGAACCTGTCAGGCTTACTAACAAGCGTAGCTACGGGTCCACCGTCGCCCCTCGTGTTAAGGATTTTTCTATTCCGACTGTTAAATCTAAAGTTGATTACTCACGTCTACTACTTGAACTACGTAAGCGCATGAGTCCCTTTCAGCGCAAGCATTACGTCATTAATTCTAGTGATGCTAACGGTAAGAAATGGGTCTCGATTTTTCGGGCCCTGAGGACTAATTCAAAGTCCGATGTCTTAGCTGACGCGTTGACTGCTTGGGATTTGGTGCTTCATCGGCAAGCGCCCGTTTCCCGGCCAGTCCAATCATTGGCTTCTTTGGCTTATCAGGATAGTGATTCAAGTTCAGACGATGATGACAAAGTTGAAAAACCTTCCGTCGTTTTGTGCGTTAATTTGCCGTCTTCTTTTGACCGCCCTTTTGTCAACGCACTTGACTTTTTACCTGACCCTCCCGGTGAACTATGGAAACGTAGCCCTGCCGCTATTGCCAGGATTCGTAGGTCACGATGGACTCGTCTCGCAGCCCTCCCCCCTGGCAATGTCTACCTTTTCCCTTTCAAAGCTAAGTATGCTCCTAGTTCCGTTGATTTTAACGTTACATTTGCACTCATTACTTCTGAGGAGATCGAGACTCGCCAAGGCAGGGAACTGTTGGAATATTGCAAAAAGCATGGATATCCGATCTTTTCGGATTTACATGGCCACCAACTAATTACTAATAATGGACTCAATTCATTTTAACATCACTTCTCATATCATTGAGATGCGTCTCAATGCTACTTTAAGCGAGTCAAGATACGTTTTGATGGATTCTTTTAATACGTCCTTCTTGGTTGTGGGCAGTTTTTTGGCACTTTTAGCCTTTATGGCTCAGCATAGTGCTACAATCCGCTTGTGGTTTTCTGCTTTGTTCATGTCATTAAGGCCCTCCCGCACTGCTCTCACCCCAGATTATAGCGAGACCTATTATCAAACCCTTAACGGTTCACTTCGGCAGGCGATTTATTCGTTCTGCCATCCCGTTGGTCTACATAACATTACCGGTCATTGGTTGCCGGTATGGTTCCGCGCCTTTATTGGCAGGTCTGGTTCTTATTATTCGATGCGTACTTTTGGGTTAACCGCGTCGACGGAGCAGTTGTTCGTGTTAAACGATAAATACAATGTTGTATTTCTTGGTAAAGGTTCCTGGGTTAACCAGAAAGTTGTTTGTCAGCGCACTTATCCTTTGCACGCTGATGCAACCCTGTGGTTTGGCTGTTTTGCTCGCCATTTGAACCCAAGCACCGTTCCTTCCTCGGGGCCCTTTGACGGGGTTATTAATCGCCAGACATATTTGCCCGGCCCGTTTCATGTTTGTGGCAGTTCTTGCCCTCAGTATTATCCCAAGATGTTAGATGACAGTTATGCTGTTCAGCAGTTCGGTAAAGCGCTGTATATGCACAGCCAAGATTCTGTTCATTTAGCTTTTGAAGGGGTTTATCACCATGTTACGTTGCCTTTGTCTGTGCTTTTGGACGCCGTTAGCAGGTATTGTTTATCTTCCAAGGCTACTAATTATCAATCAGTGAGTACGACCTTGGCTCTTTATAGAGATGCGATACCTATCTTGATGCATTGCGTCGCTAATGGTTTGTCTATGGGCACTTATAAGCCCCCTCCTAGCACCATGACAATGGAGTCTGTTACTGACCGCACTTATAACGATATTGGGACTGATAGTAGCATAGTAGCTGTTCATAACCCCTTGGTTTCTAATTCAAAGCTGGGTTTTATTGCTACTCCTGATTTTTTGCGCGCCAGTGTTTATGCTCGCAACGTTTTGCCAGCCACAGGGTTGCCTTTTCCCACAGAGTATTACTCCCATTTGGTCCGTTTTGTCCATGCCGCGGTTGGTGGGGTGGTGCTTTGTCCATTGGATATGGATTCGGTACGTGGCCGTTTGACTAAACCTAGTCAGGTCCAGCAGTTCGATGATATGGGCACTTACTTTGACGTTGCGCCATCTTTGGTCAGCGTTTTTCAAAAGAAGGAGCCTTTGAAGCCCGGCGGTGTTCCCCGTGTGATAGTTAATCCCGAAGGGCCAACTAACTTTGTTGGGGCTGCATACATCGCGCCGATGATGGACGCCTTGAAACAGCTTCCTTGGTTTTGTTGTGGTTGGACCCCGACTGAAATTGAGTCTAGGGTTCATGCTTTTCACCACGAACTTCACACGCGCAACCGCAGCGCCAATGAGACTGACTTTTCAAATTGTGACGCAACTACCGGCACTATCGGTCATGTACTTATGTTTGCGTTTCTGGATAGGTTTTACGGCGATGACAAGGGTTGGGTTCAGTTTTTGCGCGCT